GATCGTTCTTGGCCTTGTTATTAACGTCATTGTATTAACTCTCTTCTTTACGGCGGAAGGTGTCTATAGCGGTTTCAAGACAATGTCAAACCGGTTCCAGACACTGATGGATTATACGGCAAATTCAGTAGATAAGGCCCTTGTCATTCACCAGGACCCTGCGAAATACGCCGATGCAAAGCAGATTCTCTTTTCAGAGAATGAGCCGACAGGCGTTGAGTTCGCCTATTCATTCTATCTTTTCGTGAATCCCAATACATTTGACGGTGCGAAGGTTCTTCACCACGTCTGGCACAAGGGATATGGATGCGTCTGGCCACTCATGGGTCCCGGTGTTTTTATCCGCGGCGACACCAATGCCATGCGCATTGTGATGAATACATATGAGAACCCCTATACATATGTGGATGTCACGAATATCCCTGTGCGCAAGTGGTTCCACGTGGTTCTGAATTGCAGAAAGGGTGGCCTGGAGGTGCATGTGAATGGCAACCTGGTCAACAAGATCCGTTTTGATAAGACTGTTGCCTACATGAATTTCCAGGACATTGTTCTCTTCTCTAATGCGAACTACACGCTCCGCGCGTCCACAACGCCTGCTCTTGCAGGACAGGATGATCTCCAGGTTCTCGGCGCCTTCAATGGCTACATGAGCGAGTTTATCTATACCCGGTATGCACTGTCCTTTACGGAGATTCAGTCACTAATGAACAAGGGCCCGTCCAAGCAGACGAAGACGGCGACCATGGAGCTCCCCCCGTATATGGCTGATACTTGGTGGACGACAAATTATAATGCTTAGAAAGTTAGTTTTAGAATATCTATTTTTAAAAGGTCCTACCTCATAAAAATAAATCTGCGGGTGTAAAGGGAATACAGGTGAGAATATAATTTAAGGAAGCTAAAGCTTCCTTAAATTATAGTTTCGTCACCATATTAGTCGCATGACATTTCAATTAAGAAAGCTTTAGCTTTCTTAATTTAAAGTCGCGACGTTATCTAACATGAAGAGAGATGACAGGAGGAGGGCTTATAAGTCTTGTTGCCTATGGAGCACAAAATGTAATTTTATCCGGTAATCCACAAATGACCTATTTCTACAAGGCATTCCGCAGATACAGTCACTTTTCCATGGAAAGTGTATCTTCGCCTCTGGAGGGTCCGAATGAACTCTTCTTTGACCAGCCGATTCGCATCCGCAGCAAAATCCAGCGCGTGGCCGATCTCGTCTCAGACATGTATTTCACTTTCAGAATTCCCGATATCTACAGCAAATACGTGACGCCAACTGGAGGAAGAACATCGCAGTATCAATTCCAGTGGGTTCGTTATCTGGGCGCGGCCATTATACAGAATGTGGCCTTTTTCGTGGGTGGCCAGAAGATCCAGGAGTTTGATGGAACCTATATTATGTCAAAGGCAATGTGTGACTACGACTTTGACAAGTTTGATAAATGGAAGATCCTAGTCGGCGATGTTCCTGAATTGACGGAGCCGGCCAAGGGCGTCTATGCAGGCGGTGCAGGTGCTACGGGCTATCCAAGTGTCTTTCAGAATCCGAATGCGCCGATCACGTCCCAGGCCAATCGCCCCTCCATCTTTGGACAGGACATTCATGTTCCTCTCCCTTTCTGGTTTACAGAGGCGTCTGAGGCTCTTCCTCTTGTCGGCCTCCAGTATCACGAATGCGAGGTCCAGATTACTCTGAATCCGATCAACCAACTCTATACCTATCTGGATGTATCTGGATATCGCGTGGCTCCTGGCTATCGGATGAACCAGGATTCTCTGGAAATTCAGACAAATCTGCCACAGTATGGCCAGATTTCAGATTTGAGCGGCCAGATCCGAAACTTTCTGACGGACTGGGGAGTGACAGTGCCGGCCCTGAACACGTGGTTTCTGAATCCCAGACTTCAGACAACTTATGTCTATCTGCCAAAAGAGGAACAGAAGATCTTCGCCACATCCCCTCTCTCCTATTTAATGTATCAAGTAACCAATTATTCTTTCTTGGGTCTCTATACTCGCCAGACACTTGACTTGGAAACACACAATCCAATCACGAGGCTCCTTTTCATTACACGCCGATCCGACGCGCCCACACGCAATGACTTTTCAAATATGACCAATTGGTGGAATTATCCGTATCCGCCCTTCATTGCGACACCGGGTCAGACGCCAATGAATACACGTGCCTTTTCATCAGGCCTTCTTGTAACCCAGGGACAGATGCAGATTATCCGAAATCTGCGTGTTCTGGCGGATGGAAATGAGATCCAGGAGGAGAAGCCTGCGGACTATTTTACGAAGATCACTCCGTGGAAGTATGTGTCTGGATTTCCCAAAAACATTCCTATCTACAGCTTCTCTCTGGGAAGCCCCTCCCCCCAGCCTTCGGGTAGCATCAATTCGAGCCGCATTCGGAATTTCCAAGTGGAGGTGGATGTCTATCCTCTTCCAGCAGGAACTACGTATACGTATGATCTCAATATCTATGTCGAGAATATCAACTTCTTCGAAATCGCTTCAGGCATGGGCGGTCTCAAGTATGCTCTTTAGAGCCATGACTTTTATGTCCTATGGCTAATAAGCTTGCGCGTATCCTTCAGCTTGAGTTCCGCCTTTCCACTCTTCTTTGTCAGATTGAGTTTGGCAAATTCGGGATATGTCTTCACAATCCACTTGGCACCCTCCAGAATTCCCTTGGGAGAGCGAATTGTATTCTTGAATTCCTGCAGACCGCCAGGCTCAGTGTAATAGGCCGTCTTCGGCGCAACGAAATTTAATCTGACAACAGCCCCATCTTTCTTATAGAACTGGATGCTGCTTTCATAATCATCCTTGTGACCCATCTTATTGATCTTGACACCCTTCGGGCCCTTTGTTCCAGGGTTGAAGAAGCCCTCAAAGCAGGCAATTATGTATTTCAGATCCGTAGTCACCTTATCCTTCATAAAGAATCCGTTCGGAACAGGATAGACGCCCCACAGACGACAGTTTGCCTTCTTGCACTCCTGAAATCCGCGCTGGATGATCTTTTCCAAGTTAACCAGCGGCTTCTCTTTTCTCGGCATCTTCTCGTCAAATTCTAAAAAACCCTTGATATCGTCGTCCATTGAGACAACCGGCTTTCCAATGGGAAAATAATCATAGATGAAGTTGCGAACAGGCCCAATTCCCTTTACTGCCTTGATGATCTTTCCATAGGTTCCAGGAGTCAGTGTCTTCTTATAGATCTCTTCCTCCTCTTCATTTGCAACAAAGACATGGATTTTCTTAGGATCGATCTTGTATTTGGCCAAAACAGGAAGTGTCTTTTCTTTGAGAGTTTCCGCGCGCTTATAGGAGGGAATTGCGACTACGTAGTCTATGTTCTTTCCAACCTTTCGAGTCGCCATCTGCTTATTTGCGAGAAAAATAAACGTCCATTGCGGAAGTAAACTCCCGCAAAATAAACACATAACAGAACAGGGATGGAGACGATCAAAAAGTATTTACTAGGACTTGGTAACTTTGATCCAAGTCTAAATGCTCTTGAGACACAATTCAATGCTCTTAAAATTAGCAATACCAGTGATCTAATGAGTTCAATAACGAAAGCAACGAGCACATCAACTATCCTTAATTCTATTCCCGGAGTCACTGATGATACAAAGAATAAAATGGCAGCGTTCCTCGATGAAGCGAAGAATTTTTCCACAAGTTCACTTTCACCGAGCGCAATTGCCGCAAAGACGGCTGAAGTCAATACAAAGATACAGGAACTTGTAAAGCAAGCACAAGCGGATGCAAAGGCGGCAAAGGACAAGGTAGCGGCGGATGCAAAGGCGGCCGTTCAAGAAAAGAAAGAAAATCAGAAATTTTCTTTTAGTCGCATGATGAAGCGTGCATGGGACTATGGAAAGTGGTGGCTCTTAGGCATTACAATTGTCCTTTTAGCACTTTGGGGAGGTTCTATGTCAAGTAATAATGCCATATCAGAACCCGCCTATATGCGCTTCTATTATCTTATTTATGGATCCCTCCTTTTTCCTGTTTCTTTTGTATTCGCAATTATGCGATGGTATACAGGGATAAAAGGATCCTACTATGCTATTCTAGCACCTTTAGTAGAGGGACCTGTGAATAATAGTATATACGCTAAACTTCTGTATCCTTTTATCTATGATCCAGGAACAGTTGTTATTCAAGTTCGGCCTGTGAAACCTGAGATTGCAGACGAAAGTGCAGTCTTGGCTGCTGCTGCAGCAAACTCGGCCGCTGCCGTTCAAGCCGCTGCGCAAGCGCAAGCACAAGCACAGGCACAGGCACAAGCGCAAGCACAGGCACAGGCACAGGCACAAGCACAAGCGAAAGATAATGGAGTTCTAGCCTCTTCTAAATTACCTGGTATTCTGGGTGAGTTATCTCCCAATGCCGTCAGGGCGATAATGAATATCACTGAGAAAGCCACTTAATCAATTTAAACATATACATAGGAGATGAAGGGTTCTGCACAAACGAATGGAACATTCCCATTCGTTTCTGTATTAACTCCTACGTATAATCGTCGCAGATTCATACCAAGTCTAATCAAGTGTTTTCTCTCACAGACATATCCTAAGGAGCGTATGGAGTGGATTGTTCTGGATGACGGATCCGAAAAGGTGGAGGATATTTTTCTGCAGCACAAAGACAAGCTTCCAATGCTCCGCTATATTTATGATCCTGAGAAGAAGAATATTGGAGCGAAGCGGAATCGTCTGAATAAGGAGGCAATTGGCGAGATCATGGTGGCAATGGACGATGATGATTTCTATTTTCCAGAGCGCGTATCTGCAGTTGTGAATGCATTCAAGAAGTTCCCTAAGATAGATCTCGCAGGAACTTCAGAAGTCTTCATGTATTACTCAGACATTAAAGCAGTCTACAAGCTCGGTCCTTATAATAACAAGCATGCGACAAATGGAACCATGGCGTGGCGTAAGAGTTATGCTAAGACACATTTGTATGATGAGACAGTCACTCATGCGGAAGAGCGATCTTTCCTAGATAATTATCAACACCCCATGATTCAGATAGATCCTATGAAGGTTATGCTTGTCATGAGCCATTCAGAGAATACATTTGATAAGAGAAAGATGCGTGAAGAACCACTCAATCCTTTTGTAAAGAAGAGCATGCTCAAGATAAAGGATTTTATAAAGGATTCTTCTTTAAGGGACTTCTTTTCTGATGCTTAATATCGTGAGTATTAGTTAAAGAAGCTTCGGTCTAAACATACAACGTAAAAACAATCTAGAATGTCACTTATACCTGAACATATAAGTAAGAGTCTAGCCATATTAAACCAACCCTATGCATCTGAACTTACCACGAATTCAGCACGCATAGAGATGACAAGTCCCCATTTGAAGATTCCCCTTCGTGCCCACCAGGCTGCAGCGGTGAATGCGATGGTTGAACAGGAGGTTAGACTATCCAAGGGTTGGGATCTGAGTGGTGAGATTCTGTATGGATCCTGGTCCATTCTAGGGGATGGAGTGGGTGTAGGAAAGAGTCTGACAGTTCTCTCACATATTGCGTATCTAAAATCGCCAACAGCATTTGTGCCCAATATGATGCATCTGACCCTCCCCTCTTCTTTTTTTCTTTATAGTATGGAAAAGCCAAAGACAGTTGACCTCTCACAGTGTGACGCTTCTCTTATTATTGTCCCCCATACTCTTTTTCGGCAATGGTCAACCTATATTAAAGAGCAGTCCTCGTTGAAATGCTTTCTAATCACCACAAAGACAGTTATTAATAGTGAATCTTTTCATAAGAAGATAATGGATGCAGATGTTATTCTTCTTTCAAATACTCTCTATGGACAATTCTTAGAAAAAACAGAAAAAACCCGTTTTAAAAGAGCCTATATAGACGAAGCCGACTCGATCTATATT